GAACTTGTATTTGGTTTCTTTCCTGCAATAACAAAGCATTGGAAAAAAAATCAATTTAGTAACATAATAGCATTAGACGTATTTGAACACATTGAAGATAGCACAGGCTTTTTACAGGAGTGTAATAGATTAATGGTTAAGGGTGGGCATTTAATAATTCAAAGCCCTATAATCTTGGAAGATGGGCAAATGGAAGATAAAATGTTTAACGCACTTGAACACATTTGGATTTATGGCATTGAAGATTTAAAAGAACTAATAAAAGAAAACGGATTTGAAGTTTTAAAAGTAGATAGATACCAAGTGGGACACGAACAAATAGTATCAAAAAAAATATAATGGCAGCACCAAAAACCATAAAAAACAAACTAACTGAAAAGGCAATACTTAAATTTCCTAATTTGTCTAAAACTGCAATAGCTAAATACTTGGTTGCTACTTACCCTTTAAATTTTAGCACAGTAGAAAACGCAAGATTAATGATAAGGCAGTTAACAGGTTCAGCAGGTAGTTCAAGGATTAAATATAAACAAGTAGAACACACGCCAGACAAAGAAACACAATTTAACTTACCGAAGTCAATAGGTAAGGTAAGAGAGTTTTACCATTTAGACAAGGGGATTACAAACGCTTTAATACTTTCGGATATTCACTTTCCAAACCACGATGAAGAAGCGTTAAGAAATGCTTTAATTTACGGCAAGGAGAATAAAATTGATTGTATAATTCTTAATGGGGACATATTGGATAATGAACCTTTTACGAACCACGATGCAGAACCACAGAAGTTAAGTGCAGTTGCAGATTGGTTTCAAATGGCAGAAGACTTTTTAGATATGCTAATTAAAGAATTTAACGTACCGATACATTGGAATGAGGGTAACCACGATAATTGGTATAAACGTTGGTTAATGAAGAAAGCCCCAATACTTTTCAACGATGCTTACTACACAATGTCATCAAGGTTAAAATTAAGGGATAAAGGCATTAAGTTCCACAACGAGAATGTAATCTTTATGGCAGGAAAACTCCCTATCACACACGGACATTTATTAGTAAGAGCAGCATTTAGCCCAGTTAACCCATCAAAAGGAATATTTAATAAATTAAAAGGCTCAATGTTAATAGGGCATTGTCATCAAACAAGTGAACACTCCGAGAGTTTATTAGATGGTTCATTAATTACAACCTACTCAACTGGCTGCCTATGTACATTAGCACCCAGCTACGACCCTGTAAACCTGCGTCACAATTTAGGATTTGCAAGAGTAGAAATAAGAGAGGGCGGAAAATATCGAGTACACAATAAGAGGATAGATTATTTTACAAAACAAATTTTTTAAAATGTGGATAGAGGTATTTGAATTAACAGCACTCCAAGAAGAAGAAGAAAGCTACGAGCTAACGAACTGCAACGTGATGTCAAGGTTTTTCTTTACGATTGATAGCTTCGGTAAATATAAAGACTACGATGGATTAGAATACGTATCTTTTTATAGCAGTGGCATAGAATGGATAAGCATATTAAAATTAGATGAATTTACAGAACTGTACATAAATAAAAATAAATAAAATATATATGAAAATTGAAAAAGTAAAAATTGGACTTGTAAAAAACAATCCAAACAATCCGAGAGTAATTAAAGATGACAAATTTAAAAAACTTGTAACATCGGTAAAAGAATTTCCTGCTATGTTAGAAATAAGACCAATAGTAGTAAACGATGAAATGATAGTGCTTGGTGGCAATATGCGATTAAGGGCTTGTATTGAAGCAGGGCTAAAAGAAGTGTATATTATCAAAGCAAGTGAATTGACACCAGAGCAAGAAAAAGAATTTATAATCAAGGACAACGTAGGATTTGGCGAATGGAATTGGGATGACTTGGCTAACAGTTGGGACACCGAGCAATTAACTGAATGGGGTATTGATTTGCCAATATTTTTTAATGATAGTGATGAGTTAGGAACTGATTTTAGTTTAGCAGATGGAGATAAAGCACCATTTCAACAAATTACTTTTACATTAGCAGATGAACAAGCTACTCAAATTAAAAATGCAATAGCAGACATTAAACAAACCGATGAATATAAATATGCCGAAACTATGGGTAACGAAAACTCAAATGGTAATGCTTTATATTTAATTATTATGCAATGGAAAGAGAATACAAAATAAACGAACAATTAAAAGATGTATTAGTTAAAGTTATAGATAGTAAACTTGCAAAAGAATATACTATTAAAAATCATTACATGAAAACATTCCCTATTCCCAAAGTTTGTTTCGGAGTATTTTATAATAAAAGATTAAATGGAGTTTTAACATTTGGATTATCTCCATCTACTAAACAAAAATTACAAAAAATAATTCCAAATATAGAAGAAGGTCAATTTATAGAAATGCAAAGAATGAATATATCTGATATACTTGGTAATAATGCAGAAAGTTTTGTACTTGGTAAAGTTTATGAATTATTTAAAAAAAATACTAAAATAAAAGTTATTTTAACACACGCAGGAGGATGCAAAAATGATTGTGGGATTGTTTATCAATCATCATCTTGGATGTATTTTGGAAAAGAAAAATGCGATGATTTTTATTTAACTGAAAATGGAGAATATAAAAATATAATTGCACCAATGCGTTTTGGTAGAGTCCCAAAAGGTATAAAAGGTGGACAAGCAATAGGGGAAGCATTATTTGGTACAGGTAAAATAATAAACTCTTTTAGATATTTATATTTATATCCATTAAATAAAGGATTAAGGTCGTTTTTATCTAAAAAAGAACAAGAATATCCAAAAGATAGTATGAATTTTAGAAAAAACCAAGAATGGATTTAAAAATGGGGATAACCAATAGGGGTTTCATAGTTAGTTCGAACCTAACTATCTCCACAAAATAAATATGGGCAGAGCAAAAGAAATAATAGTTAAAGTAATACCAAGTAAGATTGCAAATGAGTTTGTAAAGAAAAACCATTATAGCGGTAAGGTAGTACCAAATAGCACTTTACACTTTGGTTGCTTTTTAGATGAAAAACTGCATGGAGTTATGAGTTATGGACCAAGTATAAATAAAAAAGGTACTATTAATTTAGTAAAAGGTACTGGCTGGAATGAGTTTATAGAACTTAACCGTATGGCTTTTGATGATTACCTACCTAAGTATTCAGAAAGTAGATGTATAGCTATTAGCATTAAATTAATAAAAAAGAATGCACCTCAAATAAAATGGGTTATTAGTTTTGCAGATGGAACACAATGCGGGGACGGCACTATTTATAGAGCAAGCGGTTTCAAACTTGTAGGCATAGCTGAAAACACCGCATTAAGAATAAACCCTAAAAACGGAGAGGCTATACACGTTATACAAGCTCATCATTTAAAGATTAGTACAGAGTTTAGAAATTGGAAACCTTTTGAAGGCAAGCAATTAAAATATATTTATTTAATAGACAAAAATTGTGAAATAAGCCTACCAATAATACCATTTAGCAAAATAGATGAAATGGGTGCAGGAATGTATAAAGGGGAAAAGATAACAATGTTAGAAAGAAAATTGAGCGATGTGGTGGATTCGAACCCCAACTCTTAACTGGAATGTTAAGTATGTAACCATTACACTAACATCGCTTATAATGCAGCAAATATAAAAAAAATAATTTAAAAAAACAAATGGCATACGACAAGAATAAAATATACGAACAAGCACTTGACTTAATAGAGAAGAAGAAACTTTTTTTTATTGAGGATGTGGTTACTTTACTGCCTTGTAGCAGGTCAACTTTTTGGGATTATTTTCCTGACAAGTCGGACGAATTGGACAATATAAAAGAGCTGCTTGACAAAAACAAGATTGATGTTAAGAACGGATTAAGGAATAAATGGTACAACGGAAGTAATCCCTTAACTCAAATGGCTCTTTATAAACTAATAGGAACGGAGGAGGAATACCATAGAATTGCAAGTACTAAAACCGAAAATAAAAATATCAATATTGAAAAAAATATATTTAAAGAATTAGACATAAATGTTTCAGAAGACGACAGCACAAAATAAAATAGCAACCTTAAAAAAAAGGGTTAGAGTTGTACAGGGTGGCACATCATCTTCAAAGACGTATTCAATAATCCCTATGTTAATTGACTATGCTATTAAAACTCCTTCAAGCGAGATTTCAATAGTTGCCGAAAGTGTACCACATTTAAGGAGGGGTGCAATGAAAGCCTTTATAAAGATAATGATTGCAACAGGTAATTTTATAGATAGCAATTTTAATAAGACAAATTTAGTTTATCATTTTACCAACGGTTCATACATTGAGTTTTTT